CAGTCTGGCGCGGGTCTTTTTAACGGCCTGCAATACTAATATTTAAGGTAACCCAATGGCTATATCTACTTACAGTGAGCTTAAAACAAGCATTGCTGACTACCTCAATCGCTCTGATTTAACGTCAATTATCCCTACGTTTATTTCATTAGCCGAATCACAGATCAATCGTGATGTTAGGCATTGGCAGATGGAGAACAAGGCAACGACTACGTTTGACGCACAGTACGCCACAAGGCCGTCTGATTGGGTTGAGACTATCCGTATGCACCTTACGAGTGGCACGACCACAGCAATGTCTAGAGTCTCACAGCAGGCAATTGCAGAGAAGCGAATGTCCTCCGCAAACACCGCAGGAACGCCGCTATTCTTTACGCATTCAGAATCCCAGTTTGAATTGTTCCCTACACCGGATGCATCGTATGGCGCAGAGATTCTGTATTACCAGAAGGTGCCTGAACTGTCTGATAGCGCAACAACTAACTGGCTGTTAACGACAGCACCTGATGTTTACTTATACGGGGCATTGATTCATTCAGCGCCTTATTTGGCAGAAGATACGAGAACGGCAATATTCGCTCAGATGTACGGGGCGGCGGTTAATCAATTAACGCTACAGAGCGAAACGAGCAAGAACTCTGGGGCTGGACTTAAATTAAAGATACGGGGATTAGGATGAGTTTTACCAACTTTTTAGAGACAGAAATACTGGATCATGTGTTTGGCGGCAATGCTTACACAGCACCAAGTAACTTATACCTTGGACTGTACACTGCAGCGCCTAGTGACACAGGTGGTGGTACTGAGCTATCTGGTAGCGGTTATGCGCGCTTGGCAATGGCGATGTCTGTGTCAGGTAATCTAGCGACCAATAGTGCTGCTGAAGAGTTTGCAACGGCTACCGGGTCATGGGGGACAGTCAGTCATGTTGGCGTATTTGACGCAGCAACCAGCGGCAACCTTATGGCGTATGGCACGTTATCGGCAAGCAAAGCTGTTGCGACTGGTGATGTGTTTAGAATCCCTGCAGGCGATCTCGATATTACGCTGACTTAATATGTTATACGGTCGGTTTAAATATGGTCAGGCTGCGTATTCGACGGCTGACTTAGAAGAGGGCGCGTCCACTATTGGGGCAGCGTCTGCAGTCTCTGCTAGTGGACTGGTGGTTAAAGATGGCGTAAGTGCCATTGCATCAGCGTCAAGTGTTAGCTCAACAGGCACGTTAGTCCGACAAGGCGCATCAGCAATACCAGGCGCATCGAGCGTGTCAGTCTCTGGCGTTTCAATATTGGTCGGGGCCACAACAATTGCATCAGATTCTAGCGTGGCGGCGGCAGGTCTTAAAGTTAAAGACGGAGCCTCTACCATAGCTGGCGTATCGGCTGTCACGGCTGCAAGCGTCATGGTGGTGTCTGGTGCTGCTTTACTGTCTGCACAAAGCCAGCTTACCCCGGTAGGATTTATCACGGCGTCTGGTTTAGTCGTAATGGGTCCGTTTTCAACAGTCTCTGTTAGCGGCTCGATCCTTTGGATTGATAACGCGGTAGACGATAACGCTTGGTCAGATATAAACCTGACAACAAATACTTGGACCGATGCGTCCAGCAACGATAATTTATGGGAGGCCGCTTAAATGGCTGATACAACGACTACAACATATTCATTAGTTAAGCCTGAAGTTGGCGCGTCCGAAGACTCTTGGGGAACCAAGATCAACACCAACCTGGACAATATTGATAATTTGCTAGACGGCACAACAGCGGTCACTGGCATGGACCTTAACACCCCTGATATTGATGGCGGCACAGTGGACGGCATAACGTCACTAAGCACAAGCACATCAGGCACAAGCAACTTCATTGCAGGTGTCAACGCAGGTAACAGCATTACTAGCGGTGGTAATTATAATACTGTCGTGGGTGATGAGGCAGGTACTGCGATTACTACGGGTGATTATAATGTTGCTTTGGGCATGGACACGGGGAAGTCTCTAACCACGGGGGTTCAAAATGTTCTAGTGGGTAACAAAGCAGGTGATGCACTAACTGAGGCTGATTATAACACCTCCGTAGGTCGAAGCTCTTTAACCTCTGATACGAAAGGGAGCAAAACAACCGCTATTGGTTGGGGTACTTTAAACACCCAAAACTTCACCAGTGCAACGGATAGTTATAACACCGCTGTTGGTTATAACTCAGGAGCCTTAGTAACCACAGGCACTCAAAACACCTTTATAGGGGGCAATTCAGGGGACGCCAACACTACTGCATCTAACAACACAGCAGTTGGTTATGCTTCTTTAGGCACAAACACCACAGGAGCCTCTAACGTAGCCATAGGTTACTTAGCCTTAGACGCAAACACTACAGCTTCTTACGGCACAGCAGTAGGCCACCAAGCCTTATCTGCTAACACTACAGGCACACAAAACACAGCAGTTGGAGCCGCCGCATTACAAGCCGCTACGACAGCCGCCTCTAATACGGCGGTGGGTTATACAGCTTTATCAGCGGCTACTACGGGTGCTAGTAATACTGCTATGGGTGCAGGTGCATTAACCGCAAACACCACAGGCTCTGATAACATAGCCCTTGGTGTTAATGCTTTATTAGCAAACACCACAGGCACAAATAATACTGCTCTAGGTTCTTATAGTTTAGCAACCAATATTACATCCATAGACAATACAGCCGTTGGAGACTATGCTCTTCATTCAAACACTGCCGCTAATAACACAGGTATAGGTTCAAGTGCTTTATTAACTAACAGCTCAGGAGCTAACAATACTGCTGTTGGCATGGACGCTTTAGCCTCAAACACAACAGCATCTAACAACACTGCGGTTGGTCAGGAATCTTTAGTCGCAAACACCACAGGTGCTAACAACGTGGCTGTGGGTAAAGACAGTTTAGACAGTAATACAACTGGGTCTAATAACGTAGCTGTTGGACTGGATGCTTTACAGGCAAATACAACAAGCAGTAACAACACTGCTGTTGGTACTCAAGCACTTATAAATAATACAGCAGCTAACAACACAGCAGTTGGAAATGATGCTTTAGCCGCAAACACCACAGGAGCAACAAATGTGGCTGTTGGCCATAACGCAGGAAAAGCTATAACAACTGGGCCTAATAATACCATTATAGGAAGTGCTACAGCGGCTAGTCTGACAACAGGAGTAGGCAACGCTATTGTTGGGCACGCAAATAATGTAAGTAGTGCGACAGGCAACTATGCAATGGCTTTAGGTTACAACTTAACTTGTGCGGCAGGATATACAACTCTAGGCAGTGGCGCTGCTGACATCAGAGCCTCACACGGGACTGCAACATGGGCAGCAGTATCTGACCAACGCTACAAGAAAGACATCGTAGACTCTACAGCAGGTCTTAGCTTTATCAATGCTCTACGGCCACGGACTTGGAACTACAAGACCCTTGGTGAACTGCCAGAAACTTTTAGCGCCTATGAAGCTGACTCCACCGAAGTATTTAAGAACACTCAAACTAACCACGGCTTTATAGCCCAAGAAGTTAAAACAGCTATTGATGCTGATAGTGGCTTGAAGGACGGCTTTAGGCTTTGGGACGAAAGAGATGATGGCGCACAAGAAGTAGCAGAAGCAGCACTAATACCCATACTTGTTAAAGCAATACAAGAACTCACCGCAAGACTTGAAACCCTAGAAGGATAAAAACAATGGAAGATCGTACAGCAGAACAACTCGCACAAGACTACTCAGCAATGGGCGACAGCGTAGCTTTAATCACAGACGTTATCGCAGGCAACTGTATGGCTGACGAAGATGCCGCAGAACGCCAAGGCTGTGTAGACCGCAACACTCAGCACCTAGAGTTGATGGTAGCAAAAGACGATTGGGGCAGTGAAGACATGACAGCCACAAATGCCGCCATAGTCTCAGGCAACGGGTACACCGCATCGTGAGGATAGGTCATGGCTAGAATGTCATACGGGAAAACTGCGGCTACAAAAACGCGAACAAAGGCGAAACCTGCTTTACCTA